CAGGTACCAGCGTTGCATGGCGCATCGATGGTCCCGTCTGGAAGAACCACAACGACAGCGACCTGTCTTACTGGTTCAACATTCCTGAACTCGTAGAGTACTACGAGAACGCCGTTCCAAACGGGTGGCCTGATTGGGAGCCCGGCCAATGGTGGGAGTGCCATCAGGCAAACCCATACCAATGGTACGAATGGCACAACACTAGCGTGCCTACCTTCTGGTCTATTCCTAACGGACCACAGGCTGGCCTAGCTGTTAACTGGGCCTCCACCGATAGTCTTCGTGACTTCTGGTGGGCCGACTCATGGATCGTCATGGATACTCCATGGCAGCTGAGCGGCAACTCAGCCAGCACTAATCCTGTTGCTCCACGTATGCACAAGTTCCTCGGCAACCTGTTGTCGGAGAATAAGTTTGAGTTCTGGGCTGGCTACAGCGTAGAACCAGACTCAGTGGCATGTCCTTACGAACAAGGTGGGGGCTTCAACGGTTACCCTTACTACTGGAACGGTAAGATGATTGACTTCGAGTTCTTCTCTTCCAATCCCTCACGCACGTGGGAGTCAGAGGAGTACCCGAATCACTTCCGCATTGCACGCATCACTGGGCCAGACTACTTTGGTTTCGGTGCGCAGATTGGGTACCGCATTCCATTGGAAGGTACCTTTGACGAGGAAGCGCCAGCCGGTCAAATGATCTTTGACAACTCATGCCCGTCCGACTTGGACGAGGATGGAGAGGTTGGCTTCTCGGATCTGTTGCAAGTCCTTGGTGACGCAGCAGCTGGGAAGTACGCTCGACCCTTCGAGCCAATCCTCAAGGTTCTGTCTGAGTACGGACCTTGTAACTAACACCTACAGAGACCATGGCTTAACGGCCATCGTCTCTCTTTTGCACCAGTCCCATTCAAGGAGAAACCAATGGACTTACACAACGAACGACAAAAGCGAATCGATATGATCGCACACGCAATGAAGATTACTCCCGAAGCCCGTAATGCGCACCCATGGTTGGGTCCACTATGGGACGAGGTCCAGTACCTGCGCCAGCAGTTGGACAACACTCCTAAGCAGGATGAAGAGATTGCTAAGACTGCGACTCAGATCCTCCGGGAGAAGAAGGAAGCTGCTGCCAAGCTGTCCGACGAGGCCGTAGAAGAGATGCTCGATACGCCTAAGAAGCCAGCGGCTAAGCGCACACGTAAGGCTAAGTCTAATGAAGACAGCCAAGGCTGAGATCTGGTTCTGGTTACCGCAAGAGTATGACCTCTCGCACTGGTGGACCGGACTCATTAGCAATTACATTCATGTAGCCCCAGTCGTAGCAGGCTGGAACCTCACTGCCCACGCCGATGGGAGTGAGTGGCTGAACATCAATGATCCAGATGTAGGCGACGAGTATAAAGACGCGGACGTTAAGATCCCTGTCGAGATACCTCTCTACACTTTGATCGGACCAAAGCGGTACGAAGGATACACGCTACCGAAAGTACATATGTGGTGGCACCACATCTGTCGTACAGGCTTTGGCATTGAGATTGATCCCGAACCTATCGGCACTTGTGTCTGGCTGACTAAGAAGATACTCGGTTGGAACCGACCTGACATTCAGACGCCAGACGAGCTTTACAAGGAGCTGACAATTGAATAACGAATTTCCTCGCATCGAACGCGAGCTTATAGAAGAACTTGAAAAACGATATCCCCTAACCGACTCAGTCCTCAATCAAGATGAGTGGACAAGAGCTTTCTTAGCTGGACAAAGGGATATCATCCGTCGTCTCCGATTAGAGATGGAGCGACAGAGCGACATTAATATGAAGTCCACTCATAGGAGACAATAAAATGGGCGGCAGCAAAAAGAAACGCAAACCAACACCAGAAGAAGAAATCATGGATCCAGCGGGCGCAGCAGAAGGCGTTGATGACCTCAGTGCTCCAGCCTTCGAACCAGAAGTTGAAGCTACCTCCGGTGGCAATGCAGCTGAAGGCGTTGATCCTACTAGCGATGCTACCTCTGGTGGCTCCGCAGCTGAAAGCCTCGACGACATCTTGGCTGACCTCGGCGAGGAGAACAGTCCCTTGATTCCTGACCCAGTCGGCGAAGAAGAAGCTATGGAAGCAGCGTTGGCTAACGAAGCCATCGATGCTGCTAAGGCAGAGGCTCAAGCCAAGGCTGGCAAGAAGAGCGGTCTGTCCCCTGCAGCTGCTAAGCGCAAGGCCGAGAAGGAGAAGAAGAAAGCTAACAAGCTCGCAGCTCTCAAGGGTGAAGCAGCCGACAAGGTTCAAAAAGAAAAGATCAAGCGACAGCGAACCATCGCTTCGCAACAAAATAAGACGGCTCGTGAGCGCATCCTCCGTGGAGAGACTGGCGCCCGTGGTCGTATGTATAACCGAATCAATGCTAAGTTCCAAATTCCTGATGCACCAGTGAACTTCCCACCCACCGGTGGAAGCGGAACTCAATTCAACTGAGGTAACCTATGGCATACATGATGGCAGAAAAGTCTATCGAGGATCGCTTCTTAGCACTCGACGGACAGAGGCAGGCCAAGCTCGACCGAGCACGGGCCAGCGCCTCTCTTACCTTGCCTGAGCTGTTGCCTCCAGTTGGCTGGACTGAGACAGAACAACTCATTCCACCGTACTCCAGTATCCCAGCTCGTGGTGTGAACGCACTCGCAAGCCGGATGATGTCGGCACTCCTCCCACTCAATGACCTTCCGTTCTTTAAGTTCGGATCGGCTAAGGGTGAGACGCCACCACTGGAAGCACAACAGTACCTCGAGGGTCTCGCAGTCCGACTGCATAAGAAACTCTCAGGCAAGAACATTCGAGAGATCATCTACCAAGCGCTGCAGCAACTGCTGGTGCTGGGCGATACTCTCATCATCCTCGAAGACGACATGACGTTCCGGACCATTCGCTTGGACCACTACGTTGTCCGTCGCGATTTCAAGGGTGACCCTATTGAAGTAATCTACATCGAGCACGTAGCCGATGATGCAGACGAGGACGCTAACGCTAACCTCGGCATCTACAACACTAAGGCCTCCAAGAAGGGCTACAAGTGTATGTACCATCGTCTCGTCTGGAATGCTGAGGACCAAGCATGGTACCAAAGCTCAGAGCTCGATAAGGAAATTGTAAACGAAGGTAAGTGGGTAGTAGCTCCAGTGATTCCTCTGCGTTGGCAGGCGGTCTCTGGCGAGAACTACGGACGCTCTCATGTTGAAGCCAACATTGGCGACATCAAGGCGCTCGAGTCTTACACCGCTTCCCTCATTGAAGGGCTCGCTGCCAGCTCCAGCTTCTGGATGGCCGTGGACCCAGCCGGTGTCACCGTCATGGACGATATCGCTTCGCAGCCCAACGGCTCTTGGGTCGCCGCACGTCAGCAAGACGTGGTGGCACTCAGCCCATCGGCAACGATGAACCCGCAAGTACAGATGGCTTTCCAAGCTGTCGAGTCTATGCGTAAGGAGATCGCACAGTCGTTCCTTATGCAGGGCGCAGCCATTCCTCAAGGTGACCGAGTCACCGCCACTGCTGTCCGTGTGATCGGGCAGGAGCTGGAGCAGGTATTGGGTGGCGTCTTCTCCTCGATCGCTCGAGAGCTGCTCGCACCAATCGTACGACGTACCCTCTTCCTTATGGTAGACGCTGGTGAAGTCGACGAGCGGTTGGAAGGTGAGTTCGGAGATGACCCTGTACTGAACATTGATATTGTAACTGGCTTGCAAGCGCTTAGCCGCGAGTCCGAGCGTGAACGCTTGATGGCTATGGGTGAGATGGTACGTAACCTTCCGCCAGAAGCTATCCAGAACTTCCGCTGGGACAGCTACGCTTCCGCTCTCGTCACCTCACTTGGATTCGACCCACGTAACTGGTTGATCCCGCAAGAGGAAGTCGAAGCTAAGAAGCAGGCTGAGATGCAGCAGCAGCAACAGATGGCAATGCAACAGCAAATGATGCAAGGCGCACAACCTGCGATTGCAGAGCAAGCACAACAAAACCCAGAAGTCCTCCAACAAGTCGCCGAACAGGTGATGTTGCGTGGTGGGCAATAAGAATCCCCCAAGGAGACTTACATGTCAGATGTATTACCTGAAGGATCGGCACCAATTAATATGCCATCCTCTAACCCAGCATCGCCTGCACCTGAGGCAGCGCCCGAAGTGGCGCCTCAGCCTGAGCTGTCGCGCGAGGCACAAGTCTATCAGCACGAGCGAGAGATGTTCTCCCGTGGTGCTGAAGCTAACAACATGCAATTGCCGGGCAACTTCAGCAACTTCGGAGACTACTTCGATAGCTTGAAGGAAGCCCAAGGACAATACACGGAAGCTCGACAAGAGCTTTCAGCTCTCCGAGCCCAGATGGCTGTCGATAACCTTCCCACTCCCGGTGAAGAGGTTGCCGAAGAGCCAGCTGCTCCTATCGAAAGCATTGAGGATCTTGAGATCCCAGAGCCTAAGGTAGAGGAAGCAGAAGAAGAGCTCGGCGAGGATGAGTACTACGTAGGCATGACTGAGGACGAAGCTGATGCTTGGTCTGAAGAGTACTACGAGAATGGCAGCTTCTCTGAGGCAACCATGAACGACATCCTCAAATCATTCCCCGGAGTCACAGAAGAGATGGTCGACATCTACTTCTCTGGTCTTCAGGCACAAGAGAGCCGGACTGTGTCTTCCGCTGTGGAAGCTGCCGGTTCCCAAGAGAACCTGACCGAGCTCTTTAATTGGGCCAGCCAGAACCTCAGCCCTGCTGAGCGGGCGGCTGCCAACCAAGCTTTGGAAGGTCCTCTTGCCGCAGCAACTATACGGGGGTTGATGGCACAAATGCAAGCGAGCGCAGGCCAGCGTCCGCGAGCAGGCGAGCCCCAACCATCGGACAATCGTGTGGCCCCATCTACTGCGGGTGCCCCTGATAACATCAGTGGCTTTTCCTCCCCAATGGAGATGAACCAAGCGATGTCTGATCCACGCTACAACAACGATCCTGCATACACGCAAGCTGTAGCCGTGGCTTTGTCACGTACACCATGGATCACGGGAGGCTGAGTCACTCCCACCTTTCCGTTAACTAGTCCCGAACCTAGACAGGGCTGGGCCCTCTCAACATGGGAACGGATTACGCAACAACAGAAAGCTGACTCCCTTAGAGGGAATAATCAAGCGCTGTAGAAACTCTTGAGACTCTTACACAAACTCTTTCTACTACGAAAAGGAAACCTATTATGGCATTCTCTGGATCTGCCTCTACCGGCCCCGGTATTGACAACCTTAACCTCACTCGATGGGGTGTTAACAACGCTCAAGCTCAGACCGGTGTGTCTGGCTCTATCAGCGACTTCGACCTGTGGCTTCCCACATGGTCCGGTGAAGTCCTTCACGCTTACGACCAATACAACGTGTTCGAAAGCAAGGTCGACACCCGAACCTTGACCAACGGCATCTCCGTTGAGTTCCCAATCACTGGTACTGTTGCCCTGACTCCCGCTTGGGAAGCTGGTCAAGAGCTGGCCGGTGGTGGCTCAAGCTCCACGAAGTTCTCCATCGGTCTGGACCGTCGTCCAACCGCTGCTCACTTCGAGCTTGACAACATCGACGTGATGATCCAACAATTCGACTTCCGGTCGGAGTTGGCTCGTCAAGCTGGTTTGACTCTCGCCAACGAGCGTGATCGTCAAATCGGTCGTTTGCTCGTGAACGGTGCTCAAACCGCTTCGCGTATGCACACCCGTGACGGCGACGACCTCGCAGTCGACGCTTCCGGTATCGACACCCGATACGGTGGTAAGGCTTACTACCTCTCGAGCGGCGACGTGAACATTGACGCTTGGGGCAACGACGAAGCTGGCGCACTCTACGTGTTGGCCGCTATCGAAGCCGAGCAAGTCCGTGCACGTAACCTCGACCTCCCAGAGGGCACCCTCTGCGTTGTGGTTCGTCCTGAACTGTTCAACCAAATCCGTCGTCTCGGCATTGCCACTCCCGGCTTCGCTTCTGGCGACTTCTTCAGCACCACTGCTGGTCGTGCTGATGCACGTCCATTCGCTAGCTCACCTACCGGCATGCCTGCCATGCGCGCTAGCCTGAGCTACTTGGATGCAGAAATCATCTCCTCGACTCACCTCCCACAAGACGCCGTCTACGACGTCGGTGGTACCGGTTCGAACCTCGAAGGCGCTGACGCTCTGTACTCCGGCGATATGCGTGGTATCGTTGGCCTCATGTTCCGCAAGGGCGGCGTTGCTTCGATCAAGAAGCAAGGCTTGAAGGTCGACACCGTCAACGACATCCGACGTAACTCCGTCTTCACCGTGGCTTCTATGTACCACGGTGGTGGCGTCTTGCGTCCCGAGTTCTGCTCCGTCTTGCTTGGACCTACCGCTTTCGGTACTCCAGTCAACACGATTGCCGGATCGCCTACCTTGGGCGCATTCGCCAATACCGAAGACCTCGACGTCTAATAGACGACAGCTACTTCTCCAGAGGTCCCTTAACGGGGGCCTCTGGTCTTTTA